GACATGACCGAACAGCACCGGAAAAAAGGGGAATGGATGTGAGCGACTGGACTGATCAGGCAAGCGACCAAGAGCAGCTGGATAGAGACCTTGCTCTGGGGAAAATCGTTCGTTATGCGGGCGAGTCAGCACAGGACTGCATGGATTGCGGCCTTGCCATTCCAAGTGCGCGCCAGCTCGCCGTACCGGGCTGCCAATACTGCACCGAATGTGCTGATCGGCTGGAGCGGACGCGATGACGGCTGTACCAGTGCCCAGCGAGCACGCCGAACAGTCCGTGGTCTTTCAGTGGTTCTGGATGCAGCACCCAGCTCTGCGTGGCTGCCTGTTCGCCGTACCCAACGGTGCGCACCTAGCCGGCACGCCACGACAGCGCGCCGCCAAGATGGCAAAGATGAAGGCCGAGGGCTTTCAGCCCGGCGTTTCTGACCTTTTCCTGATGGTGGCGCGGGGCGGCTGCCACGGCCTCTGGATTGAAATGAAGCGCCGCAACGCGAGCCCAAGCGATACGAGCCGCGAGCAGCGCACTTTTCTGGATAGAGCAGCGACTCAGGGTTATGAGGGCGCAATCTGTCATGGCGCTCAGCAAGCCATTGCCGTCATCACAAATTACCTCAGTCAGCAGGCGAGGGCCGCAGCATGAAGCAACTATTCATTCTCGGCCCCCAGCAAGTTCGCCAGAACGCCTGCCGCGCCATCATGAGTGCACCAGATGGCTATCACGCCGTCATCCAGCCCAAGACGCGCACGCTGGACCAGAACGCGCGTTTGTGGAGCATGTTGGGCGAGATCAGCAAGCAGGTGGTCTGGCATGGCCAGAAGCTCACGCCGGAAAACTGGAAGGACATCTTCACGGCAGCACTCAAGCGTCAAGCCGTGGTGCCCGGCATCGATGGCGGTTTCGTGGTGCTCGGCTCATCGACCAAGCGCATGACCGTGGCCGAGATGGGCGACCTCATGGAGCTGATGAGTGCTTTCGCCGCCGAGAACGGCGTGAGGATGGCCGCATGAGGCCAGTCATCGAGGCGCTGATGGTCTTGATGATTGGAGCAGTGGTCAGCGTAGTTTTTGCCGTAATCATCCTGATCCGCACGGCTCAGGGCGCGTGGAGCTTACTCGGAGAGACAGATGGCCAGCACGGGAATTGAGCGTCAATCAGCAGTGGCGGAGCGTCTGGCCGTTCTAACTGCACGCAGCAAGCACATCAACGGCGAAGGCTACGGCACGACTAGGGCAGACCCTATGATGATGGCTGGCGCGTTGGCCGGGCTGACGCCGCTGCAGGCCGAGCTTATGCACGCCAAATATCGATTGGAGTATCGCGCGCAAGAGACTGCCGTCACGCTGTACGCCGCCACCATTGCCCGGCAGTACGCTCTGACCTTGCCCAAAGCCACGGCAGTGAGCCGTGCAGCCGTGCACTGCGTCGTGCATGGTGCAGCCTGCAAGATGTGCATGGGAACTGGTGTGATGCCGGATCAGCGTGAGTGCAAGCGGTGCGAAGGCGTGGGCATGAAAGCAGTCAGTGACCGGCAGCGAGCGATTGTTGCTGGCATACCGAAAAGTACCTGGTGCGACAATTACGCAGACATAGCAGACAACGCGGAAACAGCCTTGCGCCGGATTGAAGGCGATGCCTTGGCGACGATTACAAAAAACATGCGAGAAGGCGAACAAGCTGCTTGACTGGCCGGACACTTTAGGGGAATATTTTTCTATCTTGGGGATTTTAACCCCAGCCCAAAGCCTCGCCATCGTGCGGGGCTTTTTGCATTCTGGAATCCCGAAATGAACCTCACACCGCACTTCACTCTGGCTGAGCTCACCCAGAGTCAGGAAGCCGCGCGTCGAGGTTTATCGAACCAGCCAAACGAACGCATCCAAGAAAACTTGCTCATGACCGCCAACGCCATGGAAGCGGTGCGCAAGCTCTTGGGTGGCAAGGGCATCAGGATCAGTAGCGGATACCGCTCACTGGCAGTCAATCGTGCCTTGGGCAGCAAAGACACCTCGGCGCATGTGCTTGGCTTCGCTTGCGACTTCATCTGCCCGACCTTCGGCACGCCGCTTGAGATATGCAAAGCAATCGAAGCATCTGGCATCCGCTTTGATCAGCTGATCGAAGAGGGCACTTGGGTGCATCTCTCCATTGACCCGCGTATGCGCCAGCAAGTGCTGACCATGCGCAATGGCAAATACAGCACAGGCCTCTCCAAATGATTCGTGAAGAACTGGCAGCCGCCGCCGCAAACAAAGCCACAGCAGCCAGCTACATCACATCGGGGAGCGCTTTCATGATTGGCGGCTTTACTGCCAACGAATTTGCCGCATTGGGCGGCCTGCTTTGCGCAGTCGTTACAACCATTGCAAACATTTACTTCAGAGCTCGCGAGAGCAGGAGCAAGTCATGAATCCTGAAAACATCGACAAGACACTGCAAATTGGTCTGATCGTCATGGCAGCCGCACCGCATGTGGCGGCAATCGTCGGTACGCCAATGCTGATTGCACGTATTGGCCTGATCGCCAAAATCTTCAATTTCCTTGCAGGCAACTACCTCAAGGCCAAGAACGCTAAGTAATGGCACGCCCCAGCGATTACACCGAAGAACTTGCACTGCATATCTGTGCTGAGCTGGCTTCAGGCCGGTCGCTCGTTAGCATCTGTAATGACGATGACATGCCAGGACTCACAACGGTGTATCGCTGGCGGCTCGAGCGCCCTGCGTTCCGGGATATGTACGCGCGCGCGAGGGAAGACCAAGCAGACACGTTGGCCGATGAGATCGTTGGAATCGCTGACGAGTCAATCAATGACACCTACTTAGATTCTGATGGCAACGAGCGCACGAATCACGAGGTGGTTGCACGCTCGAAACTGCGTGTCGATGCCCGCAAGTGGGTGGCGGCAAAGCTCAAGCCGCGCTCCTACGGGGACAAACTCGACCTGACCCATAGCGGCGAACTTAATGTGAAAACACTCTCTGATGACGACCTCAACAAGCGAATCGCCGAAGCTGCAAGCAAAGCAGGAATTGCTTTCGCTGCTGATGGAGAGGGAGAGGCGGAGGTCTGAGGACCGGCTGGCGCGCTATTCGCCCTACTCGAAGCAGCGTGAGTTTCATGAGTTTGGCGAGACCTATCGCGAACGGCTGTTTATGGCCGGTAACCAGCTTGGCAAGACTTGGGCTGGTGCATACGAGGTCGCGCTTCACCTGACTGGGCGCTATCCAGACTGGTGGAAGGGCAAGCGTTTTACCCGGCAAACGACTTGGCTGTGTGGCTCTGAGTCAGCCGAGCTGACGCGAAAGGGCGTTCAGCGCTTGCTGCTGGGCCCGCCTGAAATTAGAGCTTTGTGGGGCACTGGTGCGATCCCAAAGGATTGCATTGTTGGCCAGCCGCCGATGAAGCCGGGCGTCCCCGATGCGGTGAGCAGCATTTCGGTTCGGCATGTGAGCGGCGGCATCAGCATCGTCAAGTTCGCCTCGTATGACCAAGGCCGCGGCAAGTGGCAGGCCGATACGCTCGATGGCGTCTGGTTCGACGAAGAGCCGCCCGAAGACATCTACTTTGAAGGCATCACCCGAACCAATACAACGCTGGGGCCGGTGATCGTCACCTTCACGCCGCTCAAGGGCATGTCGAATGTGGTGCGCCGGTATCTCACCGACAAGCCAGCGGGCACGGTGGTGATCAACATGACGATCTACGACGCCGAGCACTACACCAAGGAGCAGGCAGACGCGATTGTCGCGACCTATCCGCCCCATGAGCGTGAAGCTCGTGCTAAGGGCATCCCGACGCTGGGCAGCGGCAAGATTTTCCCAGTGGCTGAGGAAATGATCAGCGAGCCGGCCGTCCAGATTCCAGATCACTGGCGACGCATTGCTGGGATGGACTTCGGCTGGGATCACCCGACTGCAGCAGCCTGGATTGCTTACGACCTCGATGCCGACTGCATTCATGTCTACGACTGCTACCGACAGAAAGAGCAGACGCCTGTGGTTCATGCCGGCGCCATCAAGCCCAAGGGTGACTGGATACCCATGGCATGGCCGCATGACGGCCTGCAGCACGACAAGGGCAGTGGCGAGCAGCTGGCGCAGCAGTACGAAGCCCAGGGCGTGAACATGCTGCCTGAGCGCGCCACCTTCGAGGATGGCGGCAACGGCGTCGAGGCTGGGCTGATGGACATGCTCGACCGGATGCAGACCGGCAGATTCAAGGTCGCCGCGCACCTTCACGAGTGGTTTGAAGAGTTCCGGCTCTATCACCGCAAGGACGGCAAGGTGGTCAAAGAGGCCGATGACCTGATGGCCGCAACCCGATACGCAATCATGATGCTGCGCTTTGCCAAGACGAAGCCGCAGCCACGAACCAAAACACGATCAAACGGTGGCACTGGATGGATGAGCTGAAAGCAAAAGACAGCGCTTCGCTCAAAGACGAAGAGCTGCTGTCGCAGATGCGCGCTCACAAAGCGGCTGCCGATGAGATTGACGGCCACAACCGTGATGCTTTCGAGGACTCTCTGCGCTTTCTGGAAGGCCACGGCCAGTGGGATGAGAAGGTTAAGGCCACTCGCGCATTGCAAGGCCGCCCATGCCTGACCATTAACAAGCTGCCGCAGTTCGTCGCCCAAGTCGCCAACGACATTCGCATGAACCGGCCCCGCATCAAGGTCAAGCCCGTGGATAGTGGCGCTGATCCCGAAGTGGCAGAGGTCATGGAAGGGTTGGTGCGTAACATCGAGTACAGCAGCCGCGCAGATGTCGCCTACGACACAGCCAGCTTCTACGCTGTCGCCGGTGGCCGCGGATTTATCCTGGTTGAAACCTGCTATGCCGACGACGATGCGTTCGATCAAGACATCCGAATTCGCCGCGTGCAGAACCCGCTAACGGTCTACATCGATCCTGATTCGCAAGAAGCCGATGGCAGCGATATGTCGTGGGCCATGATCTCGCGCCTGATGCCGAAGAAGCAGTTCAAGAAGAAACACCCGACGGCCGAAGCCAATTCGATCCAGTCTGACGACAATTCGCAGTGGTTCACGGAAGACTCCGTGCGCCTGGCTGAGTATTGGACCCGTGAATGTGTACCCCGCAAGCTGGCGCTGCTCGATGACGGCACTGTCGTTGATGCTGACAAGGTTCCCGAGGGCGCCACTGTTGTGCGCGAGCGTGAATCGCAGCGCTACAAGGTCATGTACCACCTTTGCAGCGGCGCAGAGGTGCTGGAGCGCAAGGAATGGCCGGGCAAATACATCCCCATCGTTCCGGTGTGGGGCGAAGAGATCAACATCAATGGCAAAGTGTATCGCCGTGGTCTGATCCACAACGCCAAAGACTCGCAGCGCATGTACAACTACTGGCGCACCACAGCCACTGAGCTGGTTGCGCTGGCACCGAAAGCCCCAACATTGCTGACTCAGCGCCAGATTGATGGCCATGAGGATGATTGGGGCGATTCGATCAATACGCCTAAGCCGTATCTGATTTACAACAACGACGCATCGGCCCCCATGCCGCAGCGACTAGAGCCTGCCAGTGTGCCGCAGGGCGTGTTTAGTGAGGCTCAGGTCTGCGTCGATGATATGAAGGCCACCACCGGCATCTATGACGCCAGCCTAGGCCAGCGCAGCAATGAAAACAGCGGCGTGGCCATTCGTCAGCGTGAAGCCCAAGGCGACACAGCCACTTTCGTCTACACCGACAACCTGAGCCGTGCGATTGCTCAGGTCGGCCGCATCATCATCGACCTGATCCCGACCATTTACGACACCAAGCGCATCGTTCGCGTGCTGGGCGAGGATGGCAAGGATGAGGCGGTCACGATCAATGAGCCAACGGCCAACGAACGTTTGCTCAACGACCTGACCGTTGGCAAATACGATGTGCAGGTTGAGTCCGGCCCGAGCTTCGGCACCAAGCGCCAAGAAGCCGCCGAAACCATGATGGAAATGATGAAGAGCTTCCCAGGCGCAGGCCCGCTGTTGGGCGACCTGATCGCACGAAATATGGACTGGCCGGACGCCGACAAGGTTGCTGACCGTTTGAAGGCTATGCTGCCGCCTGAGATCAAAGCGCTGGAAGAAGAGACCGACCTGCCTCCGCAGATTGCCCAGATGATGGAGCAGATGAAGGCACAGCTGCAGCAGATGGCCGAGCAAAACGCAGAGCTGCAGGCCGCTGCTCAGTCCAAAGAGCAGGAAGACGCCTACAAGGCTGGCGAGCTCGACATCAAGAAGCAAGAGCTGGCGCTGAAGGGCTACGAGCTATGGCTGAAGGCGCAGCAGGAAGACGC